CCGGAACCGCCGTTTTCATGCCGTCGAGTTCCGGGACGATCGCTTGCACGAGTTGGCCGCCGGCGGTCGCGTATTCCACGGCCGTTTCGATCGTCAGATTCGGGAAATTCTTTTTCAGAAGATCCGTGACGTTGATCCCGTACATATTCGTCTTTGCCATGTTCACCTGAATCGACGGCGACATAGCGAGAACGATCGTCGAATTCATATCGACGAGGCCGCCCGATTGCGCGATCAATTGCGCGACGAGTGCGGTGATATCGGCGTACACGAGATCGCCCGTCTTGGTGCTCCACAGCGTACCGCTACCCGTGCCCGTTGCGGCCGGCGTGAGCGCCGCGGGAAGGCTCGGATCGTTGAGCAAGCCATAATTAGCGAGCCCGGCGACGCCGAAGAAATACGTGAGGTTTTGGAATTTGTTCAGTTGCATCGCCGACGCGTTCGACAGTTCCTGCGCGTAGTTGATGCGGTTTTCTTCGGCCATGTCGAGCTCACGTTCGCCCCATTGGAGAATGGTTTGATACGTGTATGACTGGCGGAATTCGAACGAGGTGTTCACGCCGCTCGACCCGTTGTTATTCCAGTCGCCGTACGATGAGACTTCGCCGGTCGGTTCGACTTTTTGGAACGTCGTCGTGAGCGTCGTCCAATTGCCTTTCTTTTGCTCGCCGCCGAGGATTTGCACGGCTTTCATCGGCGCGGCGAGCACACGCACCAGTTCCGGATCCACGTAGTTCGTCAGGTACGCGGGGATGCCCGCGTTACTTGCCGTCACGAGTGCCGGCTGCGCGTCCATTGCGAGCGAGGTGTCGATAAAATCGACGACGGATGCGGGAAAATGGATCCCGAAATCCCGCTCGAGTTGTACCAGTTCGCGGTTTTTCATAATCCTATTAACCCTCGATCCAAGTGGAGATTTTGATGAGTTCGCCGACAATCCCGGTCGCGCCTGCCGACAGGGGACCGACTATCCATTTCGTTTCGGTGAAACCTGCGATCGTCGCGCCGGCCGCGCCGCACGCGATCTGGCCCGTCGTGTTCGATGCGAAAACCTTCTGACCCTTCGCGTAAGTCGTCGTCGTGATCGCCCAAAAGTCGCCGGCCTGGTGCAACGTAACTTCCCGGCCCTGCGGAATCACATTGCTCGATGCGGTGAACGGCCACGTCGTGATGAGTGCGCCCGCTTGCTCGCGATGCACGAAGCCGGACGGAGCGCCCGAGCCCGCGTTCGTTGCGACGCCTGCCGACGTAGCCCATGCGAAACGGCCCATCGTGAGGCCGCCGGCGCCCGCGACGAGCGTTCCCTGCGTGGCGAGCACGGATGCGCGCGGATTAGCGGAGGCGAAATCGCCTTCCACGCCCGGAGCGTAAAATTGTCCTACGGTAGTTTGGAATGCCATCGCTTTAGCCCCGAACGAGTCGCGAAACGTTGTATTTCTCTGCGTAGCCCTTGCGCTCTGCGGAGTCCATTGCGACGTGTGCCGGTGCGGCTTGCTGCGCGCCGGCTGCGGCGATACCTTGGCGCACGAGCGCGCGGTATGCCGACGGGTGAACGTCCGTCACGTCGATTTTCAGGTGATCGAGAGCGATCTTATAAACCGCCTCGGCGCTATCCTGTGCGACCACATCGCCGAGCAAGGGGCGCACATCCTGTTCCGCCTGGCGCGTTGCGGCCATCTCGCGACGAACGCGCGTCTCGGCTGCAGCGATCGCGGAATCCATCGCCTTTTTGTCGGTCACTTTCTCGTCCTTTTCATCCTGGGCTTTCTTGTCCGCGTCCTCTTTTTCTTTCTTAAGGCGCGCTTCCTTTTCTTCCTCGGTTTCTTCCTCGTCGCCGGCGATCGGCTCATCCTCGACGTTTTCAACGGCCGCGGCGAGCACTTCGATCAATTCCTCACAATCGAGTTGCGCATCCTGCGCGAGTTTCAACTTCGCGGCGTCTTTCTTGATGCGCGCGAGGTCTTTCGTGATCGTCGCCTGTTTGACCCCACGCACGAGCGCATTGAGGTCGCCGGGCAACGAGTCGACGGCCAACTTCGGGCGCATATACGCCACGAGGGCCGCGCGAACTGCGATTGCAGTGCGGGAGGTTTTCATATTTCCAAACTCCGTAAAAGGGGAGGTGTCCATTACCACTACATCAGAGCCAGCACGGCCCACTTCGACTAGAGCAACGTGATTTCCGATAATGTCGCGCATCACGCCGTCGTAATTTTGCCCCTTATACGTTCCGGGCGTCATATCAGCGCGGTAACGGTAAGCGGACGACAATTCTTTTTGGACGCTCGTCTCGACCCCTGCGATCGCTTCGCTATCCCACACGACGAGGGAATTTTGCAGATACGGCGCGTTAAATACCGCGTCTGTGCCCGTCGATCCGACGACCATCTCGGCGTGCGGCGAATCTGCGGAGACGGGAACGTGATCGCGGAGGAGGGGTAGATTATTGAACGTCGGAGCGGCTTTCGCGAGCTCGTCGGGATCGCGGAGGAGCCAATAGATTTTGTCCGCCTCGAGCCCTAATTCCTCGGATTTCGGAATTTCGGCGCCGCGATACGGGTTGATCGTTGCCTTTGAGATATTGCTAATGGCGACGTGTAACCGCCCGTCTGCGTCGACGGATCGCACACTTCCCCGATCAAAAGCAAATTTTTCCGGCACATTGGACCCCGTTAATTTTCGCGAGTGTCCTATATTTACAGCGGATAGTCAATTATCGGATTTGACGGTTCCGTCAATCGTCGAATCCCGGAATAACCGGCGACCACGTGCAACGGCAATTTATTAACTCGCCGGGCATTATGAATTCTCCGGAAATCTCGCATCCCTTCGCCAAATCGAATATCTCCCCGCTCGCTTTCACGTGATCGGGCCGCGGATGCTTCCCGGCGCCGGAGTGTCTCCAAACCCCTTGCGTGATGCCTAGTGAGCGTTGGCGGGCCGCCTGTAGCGTGCTGGTCGCCTTGTTGTTCTGGTCGCGCGCGATGAGCGCCGCGCGGCGCTTCGTGACGCCGTACGTTTGCTCGAGTTGCTTCGCCAGGTATCCGAGATCGCGGCCGCGCGCGACGCTCTGCATCGTGATCGTCTCGACGTTTTTTAAATGTTGCTCGGCGATCGATTTGATGAGTCCGACGTTTTCCCCAATCACGGCTTGATACGCGTCGTTCATTTCGCGCGTCATTTGGAACCGGACGGAGAATCCCGCATCGCGCAGTATTTTCTTCAGTTGCGCATCGGATCGGCTAAACGCATTCCCGGCGAAATATTCCGCCAATTTCGGCGCACCGTCGTCGAATTGCTTGAGCCATCGCCGCGCTAATTTAGCGATCGCATCCCGTAGCGCCATCGCCGGCGACGCATCCTCCGCGATGAGTAGGGGCGTGTTCGCGCGCCACTGCGCTTTGATCCAGTAGATGAGCGACGTCTGCATATCGTCGATTAGAGCGTCAAGTTTGCGCTGATACGCTTGCTCGAGCCCGGCGTTCGGACGCACGGGGCGCCCCGTGCGTGGTTTGCGTCGTCCCGCCACGTTAAGCCGCCTCGCGCAGTGCCGGCCCGTCGTCCGGCTCATCCACCTCCGGGGCGATGCTCGTATCGATCGAATGGTACGGGTTGTCCGTATCGTCCGCGACGGATTGGCGCACCTCCTCCGGCATCAGCACGCCATCGGCAATATACGTGCTCGCCGTCTGCGCATCGTTCACACGGATTTGCGACGCCTGCAACGCGTCCATTTCCCATAGCGACTCGAAAACGATCTCAAGATCCTCGTCGATCTCTCCCCACAGGTGCAATTGGATAATTTGCAGCGCGCGCTCGAGGCCGGGGCGGAAAAAACGTTCCTGGCGTGCTTTGATGTGATCGTAAAAGACGCGCACCTCGCCATCACTCGAGGCGTTTAGCCCGCTCGGCGTGATTCCTAGCAACTTGACGAGCGGAATGCTCGATATGCTCGCTTGCTGTTCCTGGGCTTGCGCCTGCAATTTATCGAGCCCGGAGAGCGGAACGTTTTCAAAATTGAATTCTTCGGCATCGCCGGCGCCGTCCGTGCCCTTATTGAGCATCCAGACGCCGAAATTACTACGCCACTTTTGGAACAATCCGACGCGCAACGTCTCCTGCTGGCCGGCGCCGCCGGATAGCGCGCCCGCCATATTCGTTTTAAGGATCGGCACAGAGAAGCCGTTCACGAGATCCGAAACACTGTCGCGCGTGCGTAGCCAGTTACCGACGTACGGCATCGCGACCTGGATCATCGAGAGTCCGGCGAACGCATACGCCGGTTTGAGCACGTCCGGAACCGGCTGCGATACGAACGTCATGAGGCGCGACGCGGAGATTTCATCGCCCATCACGTACCACGTCGACGGATTATAGAAATCGTTCCGGAGCGGCTTGTCCGAATTGTAGGCGCCCGGATAACTCCACATCGCCTCGACCGTTTTAAACCCGTTGAGCGCGCCGATACCGATCGTGCGCTTGTCGACGATGAGCGGCAATTTACGAAGCGCCGGATCCGCGGAAATCGGGTTCCCTAGCTTGTCTTTGAGATCGATGTAAAGTTGCCCGCGCCCGTAGAACCCGTCGTGAATTGCGATTTCGTGAAAGTGCTCGCGCAACTTGAAATGACGCATCGCATCGGTGAGCTCGGCGATCGCATCGGATTTATCGTCGCCGCCTTTCGCCTGGATCTTGATCCATTTGCGCGTCATCTCCTCGGCGATCACGCTGACGATCTTTCGATACTCCGGCTGCTGCGTGAGTCCGATGAGCGCGGGGAATCCTATAAATCCGTGCCCGTTGAGGAAATCGTTCGCATACTCATAGACGCCGGACAACGCGCGATCCTGGGCGATCTTGACGCCTTCCGGCACGACGCCGGCGGGCATCACTGGCGGGCGCACCTCGACGCCGCTCGGAGCCGTGCCAGGCGCCTGCGGAGGAGTGAACGATCCGAGCACGGCGTTAATTTGCTTGAGCGACACTTCTGCGGTGCGCTCCTCGACGCGGATATTCGCCGCGCTACGTGCCGCGCGGCGAGCGCGCCAATTACGGAAAAAAGCGAACATTTTTATAAATTCCTATTGACGGCGCCGTCAATAACGGCGATACTGTAATCACTGAAACGCAACGGAGCAAACCGAAATGAACTACGCAAAAATGTATGCCCTGATCGAAGCAGAAATGATTGTATCGCGTGGTTCAAACATGCCCGCTGCTGCTCGCGATGCTTGGATGGCGGCAGGTAACAACGCGGGCGAAACAGCCGAAGTTGATAGCGCAATTTATAAGGTAGCCTGTTTCGACTCGCTTCCGCTGACAGTAGCGTTTGAAGAATCCCAAGCGGCGCGCGATTGGTTCGAATCCATCGGCTTTGCCTACTAACCAAACCGGCCCCGTAATAGGGGCATAAATCGTTTTTCATTGCCGCCCCTGTAAAAGCGCCGGATTGATATTCATCGGCATAATACGGCCCGGATAGAGATCGCGCAAAGCCTGTGTCATCGCGTCGACCTGATCGTCATGCGCGGCCGCGGGGAATGTCGTCACCTCGTCGACAAATCCGACGATCCACGGCGCGTCCTCTTTGTGCGGCAACCAGACGTTACCCGCTTCCCAATACGCCGTGATCGCGTGGGCGCGCGCCTCTTTGCTTCCGTCCGGTTCGACCGGAATGATCCCCGGCACGGTCACTTTGAGCGTATCGATCACGGCGGGACCGTTCGCTTTATCCTCGATCAATATGCGCCGCGCGTCCGGAAAGTCCCGGTGCATCTCTTTAATCGCCGTCTGCGTCTTTGTGAACGTCATTCGCGCGCGAGTCTGTGCGAGGAGGTAGCTATTCGCCGCCTTTTTGCCCCACACCTGGCCGACGACATAATCGGTCCCGTCCGTATCTTTGAAGGTGCAATCCCAGGATGTGACGACTTTATCGAAGCGTAACGGCAATTCCGAGCGTCGGTAATAGCGCACGCCATCCGTCGAAAAGATATTACCGCCCATCGGCCGCGGGTTTTGCTGATACATCGCCGCCCAAAAATATTCGCCGAGCGCAACCTTAAATTCCAACAATTGATCGAGCGGATGCAATTCCGGTACGAGCGCGGCGCCCGGTTCGCGCCCGAGCGGATCGTTATCCTCGGCGATCGCGGGGAATTTCAGCACGCGCGCATTCGGATTGCTGGCGATCACACGGCCCGATAGATCATCTTGCGCCCACGAGGTCGCCATGATGATTTGGCCGGAGAGATGCGCCAGGCGGGTAAGGAACGTGGATTTGTACCAATTCTCGATACCATCCTTCGTCACCTTCGATAGCGCCTCTTGGGCGTTTTTAATCGGATCGTCGATTAGTCCGATATTCACTTTCCGGCCCGTAAGGGGTCCGCCGACGCCCGCGCCACGATACGAACCTTTCGCGCCGGGGATCTCGAACGCCTTCGAATTGAGTTTCGGCTGCACGCCGGTAATTTTGCGATTGAGCGTCGACAGGGGAAATAACGCGATGTATTCCTCCGTCTGCATGACGCGTTGCACGTCGCGCCCCATATCCTCGGCGAGATCCGCGGCGTACGAGAGCCCCGCCATATTCCAATCGGCCCACCGTCCGAATACGTACGCGGGGAGATTGCGCGAGACGATCTCCGACTTTCCGTGCTGTGGCGGCGCCTGCAAGATGAGTACGGGACGTTGCCCGCGCTCCACTTGGTCAAGAAACGCGTCGAGCTCTAGGCACACGACGCGCGAAAACTCCGAAACGATGTATTCCGGATTCACGTAGCGAATAAAGTCGTGGAGATTGCTGCGAGCCAGGCGTCGACGCTGTAATTCGCGCGCCGCTTCAATTACGGGGATCTCGAACGGGATCATAGGATAACTCTGTAGCTATTTGACGGGATAATACATAAAAAGAGGGGCGCCGAGTAATCGAGCGCCCCTTTGAATTTGCGCGGACCAGGCGCAATCCCGCCGCCAGCGGGGAAATCTTTGTCGGTTACGGTTCCGACGACGCCCGCAAATACACGCGGCGCCCGATCTACTGCCGGAATTTTACGTGCTCCGGCTCACGACTCGCCCGGTTACTGCGTATCGCCCGCCTTGTAATTGCCCGTGTGCTCGGCATCGTGCGACGCCTGGCTATGCAAGTGGAGGAGGGTTCCGATCGCGCGGAGCGTGTTGCGCAACTCGTCGACCCCTTCGCCTTCGAGCTCGTGCAACTTCGCCATGACGCCCGCAAATTGATCCTTCGCCGATGCGTGTTGCGTCGGATCGATCACAATGCCCGATGCCCCGCCGGATGCGGCAACTTGCGGAGCGCTCCCGATTTCCGATGCGCGCTGCAGGATCCCCGCGTGAACGATCGCCGCTTGATCTTCGGCGGATTGTGCCGGCGGTACGGGAATAGCGATCGGCGCTTCCGGCTGCACGGGATTTTGCGAATCGGTTTGCACGACGGTTTGGCCGCTCACCGGATCCGTAACGAACGTTTGCGTCGTGCTCGGCTGCTCGTCGCTCGGCGGGAGCCGGGCATCCGTCGGGAGCGTGGCGCCTTCTGCCGTCACCGGCGCGTCATCCGTGCCGGGCTCGTCGACGGGTTGCTCGTAATCCTGTTCCGCGCTCGGATCCACCGATGCGCCGGAAGCGACGAGCCCTGCAATTTTCGACGCTTTGATTGTGCGCACATCCGGATTGCCGGATTGATCGTCATCCGACCGGAAAACGATTTGCTGCGCGCCGTTGAAATAAAGTTTACCCATTTTTCTGAAATCTCCGATCGGTTATGAGGAATTGCCACGAAATACTAGGCGGCGCCCCGTTGCGCGTCAATCAGAGCAATCCTCATACCTTACCCGCTTCGTGCTTCGCGATAATTTGCGCGAGGTGCTCGTCTGAAAGTGACTGCGCCGAAATAATCGGGCCGCCGTCTTTCCCCGTGATCTCGTGACGCTGCAGATTATTTAATCCGAAATAATTACCGATATTTTTGAGCGCTAGATCCTGGTTTCGCATAAGCACCTCGACGCCGTACTTCGTTTGCTTCACGCCGGCATAGAGACGCCGCGCCGGGCCCGCCAGACGCCCCGAGTCGGCCACAAACACCTCATACGTACCTTCGCCCCCGCAACGCTCGCATTCGCCCCGTGGCGGCCGCGTACGATCGAATCCATAGCCCCCATCATTCCCAGGGATCGGCACAGTCTCCGTGCTTCCCTCGCGCTCGGCGCGCGCCGCGGCCGCAAATGACTCCGCACATGCATCGGCCCATTCCATCTCGTCACGCCACTGGAACGCGCCGTTCGCGCCGTAGCAATGTCGACAGCAAATTAGCCGCGTTCGGATCAACTCGTTCGGATCGGCCGTCGCGATCTCGACGTTATGGCGCAACCAGTCGGCCGCCGTAAATTCGACGTGCTCCGCGGCTTTATGAGAGATGCGATCGATCTCCGCTTTCACGCGGGGATCCGCCAGGAGACGTGAGGCGCACTGCGCGATCGTCTCGCGCGTCATGTTCGTGGCGTCGTAACTCCACCGATACGCCTTCGATGCGTTCCGGTCGGACTCGATGTAATTCCGAGCAAAGTCGATTTGTTTTTGCGTTAATTCTGCCACTGTAATTTATCGCCCCGTTGCGCTTCACTTGCGGTCTAACACAGTTTAGCCGATCCGTCTAACTTTTCGTCAAGTGTGGCTAATAAACATTCGCCACGTTATAGCCACAACTTTAGCCACGCTGTAACTCTTTGATTCTATTACTCTTTTTCTTTTGTGGCTAATGTGGCTAATAAAAGATAAAAGGTAGAGTGTAAATAAAAATAAAAATTACATAATTATAAAGTACGTCTAGTGACACGCATATGTGTATATAGGAAGGGTGAGGTAACAACATTAGCCACATTTAGCCACAAACCCTGAGAGCCTTACCCCACAAGGGTTTGCGCCGTGGCTAATGTTTTATACGCTTTGGCCACACTGCCCGAAACCGGCCGATAAAATTAAAGATTCGTCCAAAATTTTGCGCAAATTATCCGTATCGTGCGTTATTCCTGGTTTCGTCCATAATTTTTGAAAATCTCCGTTCCATCTCACATTTTTAGTGACGCGATGAAATCCGAGCGTCTCAATTAGCCGACCGGCCGCGCGGGTTTGCAGCGGCTTTTCATTGCGTAACGACGCGAGCTCCGCGAGGAAATGACGCGAGGAGATCACATCACGCGTTACGCCCGCGGCGCCCACTTCGAGCAACCCGTTCGCGTCCGTAATCAAATCTCCGTCGCCTGCGTGCATCATCGCCCGCTTGGCGGCCGTCTCCGGAGCACGACCGTTCGGCCGGAACGATGCGGGGATCGCGTACGTCTCAAAGTAAAAGCGCAACGCGGGCGCGTAGTTGCTGATCGAGTGGAACAGCCGATCGAAGTACGAGACGGGATCTCCGAATTTCGCCTCGACGTCGGAATACCGTTTGAACGGCGAGAAAATGACCCACCAGCGGCGATCGTCGTCATCCAGGGGAACCGCATCCTCGTGGTTCGTGTACCCGGCGATATTCATCGTCGCGATCACTTCGAAACCCTTCGAGCCCTTCGGGATGATCTTGGTGTAATCGTTCGTGATGAGCGTCTTTGCAGCGTTCGCGATAGCGTGCCGGCGATCCCCTTCCATCCGGAGCTCCTCGATCACGCCGACGCTCGCATTCCACGCCCAATCGGTAAATTCTGACTTCACCTCCGCATTCGAGATGCTCGTCACGTTCTCATCGCCCATCACGGCTTTAAGCAGCGTGGTAATGGCGCTCTTACCATCACCCTGCGTACCTTTGATGAGCGGCGCGAAGCGTATCCGGACGCCCGGCTTTTGCACGTTGTGCGCGATCCACGCGATGAACGTCTCGTATTGATCGCCGAGGAGCGTCGACAAATGGGAGAGCACGGTTGTAACCGCATCGCTTTCAGCCTGGTTGCTCCACACACGGCCCGTCGGCACGCTCTCCGGCCGGTACGAGTTAATGCACCGGATCCCGCGATTTTCAAACATGAGGGGATAAAACGGCACGTACATGCGCTGCGATACGACGGGGATGTTCAGCACGTCAACGGCATCCTTCGCCGCGTTCGGTTGCTTGCCTTCCGCCGGCGCGATGTAGCGATTGAACAGTGCGTTAAACGCCGTGGCGCTGATCGGCTCGCCGTACGCCGGGTTATAAAACTGATCGCCCGTCGTGAGAAATACCCATCCTTGCAACCATCCGTATTCATCGGCGAGGCGCACCGTGCTCGGACACACCATTTCGCGCACGGCCGCCGTGTTGTATTTCACGCCGCAATTCTGGAACGCCGCTTTCAAATTCTCGGCGATCGGTCCGCGCTTATCCTCGCGCTGAACGTTATTGTCCGCGGCGATCTCTTTCGCCAGTGCGTAGAGCATGTCAGGTGTGCGCCCCGTATCGGGATTCATCCGCGCGGAATACGCGGCGATCAACGCGGAACGTACAACGGGAACAGGGGCGATACTGCGGTCCAGCGCACCATCCACAGCGACGGCACGCACGTTCGTATAAACATTCGGCGTCGACCCGATCGCCGCGCGGATGGTGCTCGATTGGTATTCCTCGCGTTCCCATTTATCGCGCCACATCGGCGACGCGCGGAGGATGCGCACCATACGCGCGGCATCTTTCCCGGTCCAAAATGCGAGCGTCGAGGCGAAGCTCATATCCGCGGCCGACGCATCGAACGGTTTGCCGGGTGTCTGCGGAGGGAAGCGCTTCGCGAGCGCGGGGATATCCATATCGAGGAAATGCGAGACGTGCGCCGGTGCCGTTCCGCCGAATCCGGGTGTCGGCTTGCTGCGGCGCATCGTGGCGAGCAACTCCGCATCATCCGTCGGCCCGCTCCATCCGTCGACCGGACCCGCATCCCAATCGAGCGCGGCAATTGCGCCAGGTGCGGCCGGCGGGAAGCGATCACTAATTACCTGCGCGAGCGCGGCGTCCGCGGCGTGTGCTGCGCTCCCCACGGCGCCCATACCCGTGAGCGCCACAAAGCGCCCCGTGTGATAGAGCTCGAGCCGTAGCGCGGCATTGCGGCTGCGGTGCTCCGGCGCCTGCCCCGTGTACGTGCCGAAAATATGGAGCCCGGATTGTGAGGCGCTCACCTCGACGGCACATCCGCTAAATTGCTGGCACAGTTCAGACGCGAGCGGCGACCATGATGCGCCGTCGTGCGCGCCGTCGATATCGAGGAAAAAGAACGGATCCGCCTCGCTAAATACGAAGCCGACGCCGAGCCCTTGCTGCTCGGCGAGCGCGAGCGCGGTGCTCCAATCGAGCCAAGTCGACGAGTCCGTACTGCTCCCTAGGGGGATTTTGTCGTATTTGCCTTTCTCGGCGTTCCACGTCAGACGAAAGGTAATAAATTGTTTATATGCGGTGAAAGCGACAAATGGGCCGCTTAGTGCGTTGCGCAACGCTTGCAAGTCAAGCATAATTTGTTCCGTATTCTTTGGCCTTGCTGCAAATTAACGCCCGTCATGCTCCCCGCGTGTCGGGCGTTTTCTTTTCGTACTTCGCCTCGAGGCATTCGATCCCGGCGCGTACGACGTCCCCTAGCGACACTCTGTGCCCCAATTCCTGTTCTAAGATTCCGCGTAGCGCGATGATTCGTCGCCGCTCGTCCGGCCGCAGCCGAAACGTAAACATATCAGTCTTGTCGCTCATCGGGTGCTATTCCTAAGTTGATTATTTGTAATACATCGCATACACTATAGCATATTGATACCTCACACAAAAGGACTACATTATGTCATACCGTAAGATAGCAACGTTCGCCGCAAGCCTCATCCTCGCCGCGTGCGGTGGGGGATCCGGTACAAATGACGCGATCGCCGCGCAAGTATCGGTCATTGCACCTGTATGGGTTCCGACAGTTGCGACAGCGGGCACAACCTGCCTACTCAACAATCCTAGCGACACGGCTTGCGCAATAAGCGTGGATATGGCAAAGGCGGGGCGCATTTATGTCGGATCTCAGTATGCGCACCTTGCCGAGCTCGATCGGGTAATGAAAATTGGCGGCACGTATGGGCTTTGCTTTGAGGGCGGGTCAATTACTGTCGGTGAGCACGGTTGGCCGGATATAAGTAAGACGTACGCCGGTGAAGTGTTGATGTGGTATCAGGCTAAATACCCAAATAGCAAATTCAATATGTTTAACGATGCGGTTTCCGGTACATCAAGCGCGCAAGGCGCGGATCGAATCGGCGCGTTTCTCGCTAAACCTGGCGTCAAGTGTGATATTGCGATCGTCGAATTTGCAGTAAACGATAATTATATTTGCGACGCAAACGTCGTCGCTGTACAAGCGGGATACGATCGGTTGCTTCGTCAATTGGACTTAAACGGTAGCGTTACGGTCATGTTCGAAACGATGCTTCCGACTGGTAAAAATGCGCAACGCTGCCATATTCCCGTAGGCCAATCGCACAATGTCGCAATGATAGTCAGCATTCAGGACTCGGTTTGGCCTTGGGTAGCAAATGGCTCGATCCCTACCAGTTGGTTTGATTACGACGGTACGCACCCTAACGCTTGGGGGCATCGGGAATTCTCTAGCGTATTGACTTACAACCTTGGGAGATTTTGAAAATGACAGACGAAAAACGCGCGGCAGACGATGCGGAGCGGGAGCGGTTCGAGGCGTGGATGCGCACAGGAGAACTTGACCTGTCGCCCGCTCTTGAGGGCGACGGCGAGTTTTACGATGATTTTGACGTGCAGCGCGCATGGAGAGGTTGGTTGGCCCGAGCCGCACTGTCAGCCCGAGCCGATGGCGGCAAGGGTGAGGCGGGCGAAGCGTATGCGAAGGGTTACAGGGCCGGGAAAGCATTCGCGCAGCGCCATGCCCCGCAAGCCGAGTGCGCACCGCGTGAGGCGCAGCCGGTGTGCTTTGCAACTTTGACAGAGTGTCCTACCTGCAAAAACGTTATAGGGAAATGCGTCGCAGCCCCTACGCCTGTTCCTGCACCGCGCGAGGCGCAGCCGGAATTTGAACAGGCGTTTAAACTGATTTACGAAGCATATGCGATGCCGGGCGATAAGTTTGCAGACGATGCCGGATATGTCCACTTTCTGCGCGGCAAAGTGACGAAGGCGTTTTCTTTGATGCAAGCCCTTCGCAGAGCAGCCCCTACGCCTGAGCGTGCGCAGCCAATCAGCGACGCAATGATGGATTTAGTTGATCGGCTTGGGAGTGAGGCTTCCGAAGTTGATCCACGCGCATGGAAGCATTTACTTGTGTATGCGCCTGAGCGTGCGGACGCCGACACAGCGGGAGCGCAGATCAATACGACGAAGCTACGCGAGCACGCCTCCAAGGGTTGGGTTGACGAATGTCTGTTGCCGAAATCTGTCGTGAAGCGTATCGCTGATGAACTCGATGCGTTGCGTCAGAAGCGTGCGGACGCCGAAAAGGATGCGGCGCTGACTGACGTGCCACGCTCTATCCACGATCAGGTATGCGATAAGTACGATCGATTGGAAGCGCGCTTTCTGTGGCTTTTGGACTACCACTGCATCACGTCAACTGTCGAAGAAATCGACGCCGCAATCCTAGCCGCTAAGGAGAAGAAATGACAGATGCAGAACAATTCGAATCGGACTATCAGCAATTGATGCGCGAAAACCCGAAGATTCAAACCGGCGTTGACGTTGCTTTCCACTACTGGCAAGCAGCACGCCGCACTGTGAGCGGGCAGGAGGCGCAGCCGGTCGCCTTCGTCGAAGGTGACGAAGTGCAACGCGTGCTTCGTTGGAACAAAGACGTTGCCGCGTTCAATTACGAAGTCGGCACACCACTCTACGCACGCCGCACTGTGAGCGGGCAGGAGGCGATTTATCAGGTATGGGACGCGAAACGGCTTGCATGGCTCGATATGTGCCCGGAGCTTTTCGCAGAGCGTTCCGCAAATAGCGTATCGCGCGTCGTCTACGCCGCACCCATTCCCGCAACGAAACAGAAAGATGCCGACAAATAAAAAGCCCCGCAAAGCGCACAAGCGCATTGAGCCGAAAAATTACGTTACGTTCCTGCACGATGCGGATGCGCCGATGAAAGGTGAGGAGCGTCTCGAGGTGCTTACGAGCGTTCATATCGCCGCGATCGATCTCTGCGCGGGTAACGGCACGCGCGGCCGATGGGATGAAATCGTAACCGCGATGAATATCGCCGCCGTGCTTTGCGAGACGGCCGGCAACAAAGAGCAAGCGCTGCAGGCGATACGAGACGCGCAGAACGCAATGATCGATATCGCCGAGCGCTACCAGGCGGCCGGCGCGTACACGGTCGAACCTGGCGAGCTCGCCGCGATAAATGGCGGGATCCACGTATTTGAGCAACTTGTCGAGACGGTGAGCCGCCGCCAGTACACGCGCGCGTGTGCCACGTACACGAAGCGCCTCGCCGCGGGTAACGTCGTCCGGATCCGCACCGGGCGCGCGACGCCTAAATTTGCCGCAGCATAAAATAATTTGTATTGTCCTACTTGACGGCTCCGTCAATAAGCCCTAATATCTGGTCATACAAGATCAAACGGGGTAAGAGATGGGACTCGAATTGCTTCTCGCCGGACTCGTAATAGCTCTCGGCTCAATCTGGCTCACAATGTTTATCGTCGACCGTGCGTATCCCGTGCGGCCGTTCGATCGCTCATTTGATCGCGGTATTCGTCATGGTGAATAAATATCACCGCGGACGCTTTACTTGTTTATTCGCAAGCGACGGTATGTGCTGGATATTTCCATCGCAACACATCACGGCACGTTTTAAAAGAGTTACCGCAAATTCTGTACGTAGCGCGGTTATGTTCGGTCATAAATTGAAAGGGGAAAGAGTTGACAACGTTTAATCTGGATGCCGCTCGTAACGGCGCGATCATTGAAGTTTGCAGTAATGGGGAATGGCGCGTCGAGTCGTTTGTCGGCGTACTGCGTAGCGGACACATCGCGACGGAGCCCGTCGGGGATACCGCATTCGGCCGCGTTAATGTGAATCATCCGAGCGTCGTGCGTATGCAACCGATCGTTCGCACCGTGTACGTCAATCTTTATAACGGAGGTATCGCGAACTGGTTTGATACTAAAGACGGCGCGGAGAATGCCGTTATCGGATACAAGCGCGGCGAGCGCATTGCGTGCGCCGAAGTAACCTGGAACGAGTAAAAATAAAATGGCCAAAGAATACAAAAGCGGTATCGCAGCGATCGTCGACGCAACTGCAGCTAAAAAGCGTTACGCGTATAACCTCAACGCGAATCAAGTGCCGTGGATCGCCGGCGGTTATATCCGCGACGAGGAGGCGAATCTCACGGAGCCGGGCGCAAAGGCAATGCTCGCGATCGACACTGCGCACGTGATCGCGCGGATTATCAACCTGCAACCGCGGAGACTGTAATGCGTAAATTCCTCATCGCCGCCGCGCTCCTCGTGTGCGCCGCATCCACGCAAGCCAAAGATACCTGGTACGCCACGACCGTGACTGGTGGAAATATCATCCTCACCGATTCCCAATGCGGGAAATCGCAATCGTACTTTTATTACGTGACGGATGCGAACGGCGAGCCGGTGAACACAGGATGTTACGCGATCTCCGCCCCCTGGGTTATCGCGACGGATCTCAACTATCGCTCGCACAAGTACGCCGTTGGTGTGTTTAGTCCTATCAAATAGTAGTTGACGGCTCCGTCAGCAACCCCTAGTATTTGTCATACCGTTCCGGTGCGGGTTCACCGAATAACCCTTAGGAATCCTCAAAATGAAAAAAGCAATCTTCGCCGCCGTCGCACTGTTCGTCGCCGCATCCGCAGCACAGGCAACCACGTTCGCGGCCGGCGCCGGGTTCGGTTCGAGCGTCTCGCTCTCCGGCGGTAGCATGGCGTCGAGTGGCGTGAACGGCAACGGCGGGTACTCGCATCAGGAATCGAACAGCGCGGCCGCGGGCTACGCTGCAGGCGCTACGGGTGGCGCGATCGGCGTTGCACCTTCGTTCGCTGCAGGCGTGTCGGGATCCGGCGCGATCGGCGGATCGAACACCGTCACCAATTCGTACGGCACGGTGAGCAACGGCGGTTACGGCGAGACGAAGGCGGGCGCCGGCGTCGATTACAGCGCATCGGGTTACAACTACGTGAACGGCTCGTTCGCTTACTAAAAATACGGGGCGCCAATGAGCGCCCCTCAATCCTTCGGCCATTGGATTATCAAAATGACAAAAACAATCATCGCAGCACTCATCGCGCTCGGCGCCGTCTCCCATGCAAAAGCGCAATCGACGTCGGCCACGGCAACGCAACAAAGCGCAGCAACGAGCACGGCGCAAGGGTCCATCCAGTTTTCACAATCTCCCGCTGATACCACGTCGACGGTTCGAAACGTTAGTGCTCCGGTTTTGGGCGCTTACGCGTCATCGTTTAGCCAAATGAATTGCTCGAGCACGGCGCAGGCGGGAATGGCCGTTGCGGGCTTTTCGATCGTCGGCGGAGCGTCGAAAGATAGCGCATCGTGCGTGCTCGAGGTAGCGGCCGCAGAATTGACGCGCCAGTCGACTGTTACGAGCGACGAGGCGATCCGCGTTAAGTTGCAACGCGCCGCGATCAATGTGCGCTGCCAGGTGAGCCCCGCCGTGTACGAAGCGATGCAAGATGCCGGCTTGGAATGCTCACGTAAGCCCGCCGAGATGCAATCTCGCACGGATACGCAACCGGCATCGACGCGGATCCAGTAATGCGCAATTTACTCGAACAGACTAATCACGACTCGCGCGAGGAAATTGCCGAGTCGCTCGGCTTTATCGCATCCGCCAATAACGTGCGGTTCCAGAACGAGCTCCGGCAAATTCCCGCACTGGCGAGCGGATGGGATGTTACCGACGCCGTGCTCGCATATCTCGATCACATCCGACAGCGACACGAAACACGCAGATAAGAAAAGGGGCTCCGCGGAGCCCCTTAGTTATTTCCCGCGCATCAAGTATTGCGCCGCTCGAGTTCGCATCTCCGGCGGCGCTTTCTTTGCTTGTTCGTCACCGGCGGCGAGCCCTTGCGCGATGATCTCGATTACGCCGTCACGCACAGCCTGGCGCATCACGGCCGTGCGGATGCTCGCCATATTGCCGAGACGATACGAGACGAGCCCGGACGCGACGCCCGCCTCGAGTGCGATCGCGTCGCGCGTGATGTTCGCATAGCCGATGCGCTTTGCGAGGATGATCGCCGCCTTTAATAGTTGCGTCTCTCGCGTCTTGGGTTCGAGTCGTGTGCTCATTAAATTTCCGTTAGATATAGATATGGTCTTGCCGAATGGTAGCGACTATTGACGAGCCAGTCAATATTAAATCGTACCCTCGCCGCAGCAAAACCCCGCGTCTCCGCCATTTGCTACGATCAATTGAGCCCACGCCATTTGCGCTTTCTCGTGCGGGGTGCCGGTATAGCGCCATCCTGGGCGCTTCACTTCGCGCGATACGAATTGTCCGAGGATCCATCCGAGCATATGCGGCTCGATGAGCGTCGGTCGGATGCCAATAAGATCGCCAGATTTGATCGTCTCGTTCATTTGCTTAGAGTCATTTGCGAGCCCGTAGCGAATAGGAACGCCCCGATCGTCGCGCAGCACGCCGACGTTATTGCGGAACAGTTTCACTCCCTTGCGGGCCGCCTCGAGGCGCACCAGGCTTTGCGCCGTCGCCTCGCCGCCGGCGTCGCTCACGGTGAGCGCGCCCGTCTCGTGCTGCATCACGGCGCGTAGCTCGGCGAGCGCCGATACCGTTACGCCGTGTTTGATCGCCCATTGGTTGAGGGTCATGCTGCAAGCCTCTTTTGCTGTAGCGCCTCATATTCCGGATTGAGTTCACATCCGAGATATTGCCGCCCGTGTTGGACGGCGACTTGCGCGGTTGTCCCGCTTCCCATAAACGGATCGAGCACGACGTCACCGGGACGGCTCCCCGCCAGGATGCACGGCTCAACGAGTGCCGGTGGAAAGGTAGCGAAGTGGGCGCCCTTGTAAGGCTGCGTCGCGACTGTCCAAACGCTGCGCCGGTTCGCCTTGCCGCTTTCACCTTTATATTCGTTCCCTGATTTTGTGCGATGTTCCTCGCGTGCGTCATCTCCGTACTTATCACCCCCAAAGCGCGGGCCGACGGCTTTCATATTTCCATTGGTTTTACCCGGAACCCGTGTGCTCCCTTCCTGTATCGATAAAGTCGGCTGCGCAAGTCGCTTAACACTTGAGGCGGCAAGCGGAGTCGCGATCGCCTCGGCGTCGTAAAAATATCGTGCGCTTTTGCTCAGTAGGAAAACGTACTCGTGCGCCTTCGTGCAACGGTCGCTCACACTCTCCGGCATCGGATTAGGTTTGCTCCAAATAATATCTTGACGCAATATCCATCCGTCACTTTGAAGCGCAAGCGCCATGCGCCAGGGTACGCCCAACAATTGTTTGTTTTTCCCGTACGAGTCGCCAATATTGAGCCACAACGTGCCGTCATCGGCGAGCACATCGCGCACGCCCCGGAACACGTCGACCATTGCCACGATATATTGCTCTGGCGTTTCCTCTAACCCGAGTTGCCCCTCGTGCCCGTAGTCGCGCAGTCCGAAATAGGGCGGCGACGTAACGCACATTTGCGCTTTGAATCCGAACGCAGCAAAGCCGGCGAGCGTCTCGCGGCAATCCCCGAAAATTATTGTATTCACGCCGTCACCTCTAACATTCCAGCATTGATCCGCGCGGAGAGCTCCGTCGCGTCGCGCGCGCCGAGCGTTTGCGCCGTCATAATGTCCATTCCGTATGTGAAGAAAAACCGCCGGTAAATTTCCGCATCGCTGCGGCCGTACCATTTCTGATAGCCCGCCCACTGTGCGATTGCTGCGCGGAGTTCGCGCTGCTGTTCCTGGCGTTCGTGATGCTTGTTCGCGATCGCACGCGCGACAATCTGGTCGACGTTCTGCGGAATCCGAACGGGCCCGTCGACACGCGCAATCTCGCCGCGCATCGCCGCTAATACAGCCTCGTCCAATTCCAATAGATCGCCGTCGACTTGCTCCGGAGCGCCGCGCAGTGACGGCTCCGGCTTGAATCCACAGTACGGGCAACACGGGAGCGCGCGCTCGTATGGCGAGGCGCACGCGAGCCCCGTTCCGTTCGCGTTCTCATTCGGACACACACGCAGCGGAATCTCGTTCACGTCGGATTTCTTACACTTGTCGCGCCGATCGAGCGACCATTCCCGGAACGCATCCGGCGGACGGTGACGCAGCACGTTCCCGACGTGATCCAAAACCCAAGCGTGTGTTTTGCCGTCCATCAAACGCAGTGCACGCCCGAATTGCTGCATGTAGACAATCACGCTTTGCGTCGCGCGTGCGAATGAAACCACTTCGAGCGCCGGCACGTCGACGCCTTCGCCCATAAGATCAACGCTCACGAGTTGCTTAATTTGCCCCGTGCGAAATTTGCGCATCGCCGTGGAGCGCTCTAAGTCGCTCATCTTTCCGTCGACGGCGATCGCCGGGACGCCCGCTTGCTCGAATGCTGCGGCGATGTTCTGCGCGCTCTCAATATCGACAGCGAACGTCATTCCCAACTTGCCAGGCGTGTATCTCAGGTAATGCTGCACGACGTCGCCGACGATATGCGATTTATGCGTCGCCGCGCGCAGTGCGTCGTGTTGATAGTCGCCGCCGGATCCGACGGGCACGTTCGATAGATCGAGGTCGCTAGGCGGGCACAGAACACGATACGGCGTGAGATATTTTCGATCGATTAGCTCACGCATCCCCGGGCCCATCACCATAACGTCGATTAGTCCGTCGGCGTGACGCCCGAGCCCGCGGCCGTCGGGGCGCCCCGGCGTCGCTGTGACGGCGAGCCCCTTCGCCCGCTTGAACATTTGGCGAGCCTTGCCCCATTTATTCTCGCGTAACAGGTGATGCCCCTCGTCATTTACGACGAGCACCGATTCGCTAAATAACCGATCGTTCGGATCGAGGCGAACGAGCGTGTCGACGCCGGCCGCCCAATTACGCGCGCTCGGGTCATAGAAAGATTTGCCGAGCTCGGCCATATGCATCGCGACGGCATTTCGCGCCAGTGCGGGCGATCCGATGATCCGATGCCGTACGCCATTGCGTGCGAGCGCCATGCTAATTTGCGCGACGAGCTCGGAACGGTGCGCGATCGCTCCCGCGGGCCCCTCGGCGTTCACGATACGATGTGAGAAAAGCACCGTTTTACCGGCGCCCGTCGGCATCACGGCGAGCACATCATCCGCCCCGGCGCTAAACGCCGTCGTGATTTCCGCGTCGACGCGGGATTGATAGTCACGCAGCATTGCTCACCTCACGATAGATCACATCGACGGCTTTATTTAGCGGGCCGCTCCACACAACGCCGTTATTTTTATGGATCGTGACGACCCAATAGCCAACGCTTAACCGCGCGTGTTGCGTGACGACGATCTCGAGCGCGCCGAGTTTCGATACAGCATTTTCTGCTAGTTGCGCGCGGATCGCTTTCTTCGTGTACGCCATAATTTATTCCCCGCTCACGTCGTAACAGTCGCACGAAATCGGCGTATCGCCCGTCCAATCAGTGTCGCCGCTCTCTAGGCGATCTTTCCAATTGAAGCGGCGCCCGAGCCCCTTAACCGTCTTTAGGTTCCCTGAGTTGCTCGCGACAGACTCGATCCATATCGCACGCGCAAGCAAGGTGGGATGCTTATCACGTAAATCGAAAATTTCCGGCATCGTCATAGACGGGCAAAAGAAACATGCCGATTTGCCAGGTTGCGGAAGGCCGGCCGCATCGATCGCGGCGACACACTCCTCGCGCCCCCATCCCCACTCGAGCAACGGATAGCGATAGCGATATTTCGCATCCTCCGGAATCGCCGCGCGATGCGGCTCGTCCATATCGTACCCAATGAGTTTTACAACTTTCTCACCGCGCTTCCACGCCGCACGCGCCGGCTCGAATCGGTTACATTCCCGTTCCTGCGGTTCAATTTTATATTTGTGCGAACACCCCTTAAACCCATACGCGAGACTCGGCAACATCTCCATCCGCAAACAGTTTTCCTCGAGCGTCTCCTCGCGGCCGCCTTTCTTGATCGATTGAATCGCCGGATATCCGCGCGCAACGAGCCAGTCGGAAAACATATCGCGATATTCGTAGGTTTCTGGGCGTTCGCCGCCAGTGTCCGCGGAGAGGATGAGATCGACGCGTTCGCCCCGACGCACCATCTCTATAAGAAATGCTGTTGAGTTCGTACCCATCCCATAGGCTGCGACTACTACGTCCATAATTTTGTATCCTCTATTGACCGTCCCGTCAGTATCGCATATTATCCATCCCGTAGACAACCCAAACGAGGCCAAACAATGATTCAAATTTCCTTCGACGAGCACGCGCTCCCGTCGCAATCTGTGCTCCGTGCAACTGCTAATTTTCTGTCGGCGCTTGCCGGCGATACGGCAAAGCACACTGTCGAGACGCTTACACTCAAACTCGACGCCGACACGTCGGAAATTAGCCGCAAAATTGCGGAGCATAAGCATCTCCCGCCGGCCGATACGCCCCCGTTTGTGACGGCCGGCGAGACTGGCGCAATTACCGATGCGGAAAACGAGCCCGTCGTCGGAAAGGATGCCGATCGCCCAAACGTCGATCCTACGGAACTGTTCGGCCATGCCCTCTCTACTGCGGGTGTCGTTCCGTCGCCGACTGTGCCCGCTATCTCGACGCCGGTGAGCGTGCCGCTTCCGCCTGTAGTTCCGCCCGTTCCCTCGGCGGTTGTCCCTTCGGTTCCTGCGGCCCCTTCGAGCCCTGCAGGCGTCGACACGGATAGCGCAGGGTTCCCGTGGGATGAACGGATCCACGCCGGCACGAAGGCGAAAATTGCCGATGGTACGTGGCGCCAAAAGCGCGGCGTCGACCCGGCGATCGTCGCATCCGTCGAGGCGGAATTGCGCGCGATCATGGGCGCCCCGGCCGCCGCTGTAACGCCGCCGCGCGTTCCGACCCCGCCGGTCGCGATTGTGCCCCCTGTACCGGTAGCGAACGATCCGCTCGATGTGCCGGCGCCGCCCGTGACGATCGCTCCGCCACAAGTGTCGCAAGATCCCGCAACGTTCCCGGCGTTCGTTCAATGGGTGATGGGTTATCACGCGCGCAAAGAGATCACGCAATCGGAAATTAACGAAGTGATCCAATTGCTCGGATTGCCCGGTATGCCGGCGCTTTCGATGCGTCCCGACTTGATCCCCGCGGCCGTCGCAAAGATCCGTGAAGTCGTCGAAATGGTGAAGTCATAATGCCGACCCTTCCGCCGAGTAACGCGCATATGTGGGTACGGTGCGCCGCGCAGCCGACGCTCGCCGCGCTCAATCCGGAACCGCCGGAAGGGGATTCGGAAGCGCGCCGATGGGGCGTAGCGCTCGCGCAAGTGTGTGCCGATGCGTTGCGCGCCGGCACGACGACCGATGAATATCTCCGCGTCTCCGGGCTCACCGTCGCCAGTAATGGCGTGACGATCGATGAGGAGATGCGCGAAGCGGCGCAACTGTACACGGAGAGTGTGCTTGCAACGTGCGGCGACGCGGAGCTACACGTCGAGGAGTTTTTAGAGATTCCGACCGTTCACGCGAACAATAAGGGGCGTATGGATTTATGGTTCGCGCAGCCTGGCATTGTGCACGTGTACGAATTGAAAGGCGGTCATCGTTTCGTCGACGAGTTTGAGAATTACCAGCTAATCAACTACGCGGAAGCCGTGCTAAACGTGCTCGGAATTAACGGGATCGCTGATCAAAATACGCGCGTCGTGCTGCACGTGATCCAACCGCGCGCATACCATCGCCGCGGCGTCGACCGGGAATGGTCCGTCATGGCGTGCGATCTCCGTCCGTACGTGAACACGCTTCGCCTTATGGCGGATCGCGCGCACCTAGAGGATCCGCCCGCAACGGTGAACGAGTATTGCGGGGATTGCCGCGGCCGCGTGTTCTGTGAGGCTGCAACAAGCGCCGCGTATGAGTCCGCCGAGCGTGCGTATTCATCCGTACCGCTCGATATTTCCCCGACGTCGACCGGCGCCGAGCTCCGTATGCTGCAGCGTGCAAAGATAATGCTCGATGCGCGCGTATCCGGGCTCGAGGAGCAAGCGAAAGCGCAAATGAGAATGGGCGCGCACATCCCGTTCTATTCGCTCGAGCAAGGTTACGGGCGCCAGGCGTGGACGGCGGACGCGGAGACGCTCAAAGCGCTCGCCGCAATGATGGGGCTTGCGGATGCGAAGTTGTTTAAGCCCGCCGTGCCCGTCACGCCTAAGCAAGCGATCAAAGCCGGTTTGCCCGCGGAGATCGTCGGCGCATATTCCCATACGCCGCCTGGCGAGGTGAAGCTCGTTCCGGCCGACGACAAAAAAGCGCGGAGAATTTTCGGTGCGTAATTTTCGACAGCCCTGCAAGTGGAAGCCGCATTTATATTTCCGAAACGATCGATGGTACTGGCGCGGGTTCAACGTGTGCATGTCGCACGCCATCGACGCCAATGATTTTTGCGAGCGCCACAACAATGCGTAATTTACTAGACGACGAATTGCGCCGCGTGCTTTGCATGGATCCGCACAATGCAACGGCGCTCGAGGAGATGCGCTCCCGCTTCGTCGACGGGATGCGCACCGATGTGGAATACATCGCCGAGCTCGAAAGCGACGTGGATTCGCGCGACGTCGCGATCGAGACTCTCGAAAGCCAAGTATCCGCGCTAGAACAAGCGTTCCAGCTATTTTGTAGTTGACGCCTCCGTCAATATCCGATAGTATCCGTCCTGCAGTACATCATCCATCCTCTAAGGAATACTGAAATTATGGCATCCGATAACGAAATCCTTTTGCCGCCTGGCCGCGTTGTGTGGGGCTCGCTTTATAACGGCCGTGATAAAAACATGGAAGGGAAGCCGTACATCGATTCGAACGGTAAGCCGTACGTGAAATACGAGTTCGGCGTCGCAATCCCGAAAACGCCGGGCCAACATTGGGCCACGTCGACGTGGGGCGCAAAGATTTGGGCGATCGGTCACATCCGCGTTCCGAACGCCGGTCAACTGGCGGAAAACTATTCGTGGAAAGTGCGCGACGGCGACTCCGATAAGATCACGTTGCAGGCGCCCACGCCCCTCAAAGATCGTACGGGGCACGCCGGTCATTGGATCGTGTCGCTCGGATCCTCGTTCGCGCCGAAGGTGTATCGGATCGATCCGAACACGCAAAAGCCGACGCTGTGGATCGAGGAAAACGCCGTGCTGCCGGGCGATTGGATCGAGGCGTACGTAAATATCGTCGACAACAATAACCAGCAAAAGCCGGGCGTGTATCTTAACCACTCGATGGTTTGCTTCGTCGGCTACGATGCCGGCGGCCGCATCTCGTCGGGACCGGACGCATCCGCCGTGGGCTTTGGATCCGCCGCCCGCCCGGCGACGGTGAGTGCAACCCCTTTGTCGGCGCTTGCCCCGTCTGCGCCTTCGCCGACTGCCCCCGTTACCGCCCCTGCCCCTGTTGTGCCGCCGGCCGTGAACGGTGGGGCGCCTACGCCGCCGACGGTTCCCGCATCTATTGAGCCGCCCGCCCCGCACACGGCGATCCTCACTCCGCCGGGCGCGATCGCTCCGCCGCCCGTCGCCGCGCCGATTCCGACTGCACCTCCGCCCGTCGCCGCCCGCGCAATGAGCGCAAAGGCAAACGGCGCGACATACGAGGCGCTCATCGGCGCCGGATGGACCGACGCGCTACTCACTCAACACGGCATGTTTGCCTAACAACGAGGCGCCCCGCAAGGGGCGTTTTGCTATGACTCGATGCTTATTTGTTGGCGGGCCGCGTGACGGTGAGGTTCACGACGTGCCGGACATTCTCAAATATTACGAGTTGGGCGCACCGGGTAGCGATGCGCCTGGCTATTTGGGCGATCTGCTATTTAACCCCGCGGATCGCATCGTCTATAAGCGTGAAATGTTCGTGGATACGGATCACTCGCGACATTCAATATTCGTTTTGAGCGATTGTTATCGCCCGCTCGCCGCGATCATCGATGGTTACGCGCGCCTCGCGCGACTGGTAACGGATTGAGATTTAACGGGCCGACGCTCCGGGGCGTCGGATCTACCCGCCTGGCCGGTGACAACGGGAAAGTCCATAAATGTTTATCCCCCCTCCGCCTATCAGTAGGCACGCGTTCGCAAAGCTACCCGTCGCCGCGTGCGATACGGAATGCTTCGTCGATTACTGGTTGCTCGGGCTCACGACGGAGAGCGGCGAGCACATCGATTTTGAGATGTTCGACGGGCATCCGCTCGATATTGCCGGCGCGCAGCGTGCGCTCGATTGCTTCACGCTCATAACTTACAACGGCAACAATTACGATCTCCCGATGATCGTTGCGGCGCTGCGCGGGTTCACGTGCGCGCAGTTAAAGCAACTCAACGATATGATTATCGTCGGCGGTAAAAAGCCGTGGGAAATTTACCGGCTGCTCAATCTCCCCGAGCCGCAATGGGATCACGTCGACGTGATGGAGCCCGCGCCAGGTGTGCGGATCTCGCTCAAAACGTACGGCGGCCGCCTGCACTCTCAGAAGTTGCAGGAATCGCCCGTCGACTTCACGCAGCCGCTACCCGTCGAGGAGCGCCCCGCGATCGTCGGATACTGCCAGAACGATCGCATCACGACGCTCGATCTCATGCACGCCATCGCGCCGCGCCTCGTGTTGCGCGCGGAGTTGAGCGAGAAATATAAGATCGATCTCCGCAGCAAATCCGACGCGCAAATTGCGGAAGCCGTGATCGCCGCCGAGATGCCGTTCACTGTGCAAAAACCGACGTGGAAACACGGCACAACGTTCCGTTACGAGATCCCCGCATTCGTCGGATTCCAAACGGAGCAATTGCAATCCGTGCTCGATATGGTTCGCAATGCTCAATTTACCGTGACGGACAAAGAGCAAGCGATAGACGACGAGGATGTAAAAACCGGCGTGCAAATGCCGAAGGAATTGAAGGATGCGAAGGTAGCGATCGGCACAAGCGTTTACCGCATGGGGATCGGCGGACTCCACTCATCGGAGAGCACCGTCTCGCACGTATGCGACGGCACATTCACACTGCGCGACGCGGACGTCACGAGTTTTTATCCGACGATCATTCTCAACGGCCGCTATTTCCCCGCGCAAATGGGGGAGACGTTTCTCACCGTGTACCGTGGAATTTTCGACACGCGCGTTCACGCAAAGACGCAAGCGAAAGTGCTGAAGGGTACGCCGGAGGGGAAGCGCTTCGCCACGCTGAACGAGGGGTTCAAGATTGTTTTGAACGGATCGTTCGGTAAATTTGGCTCGAAATACAGCAAGCTTTTTTCCCCGACGTTGCTGATCCAAACGACGATCACGGGCCAATTATCGCTCCTCATGCTAATCGAGGCGCTCGAGCTCGCCGCGATACCCGTCGTCTCGGCGAACACGGACGGGATCGTTATCAAGTGCCCCGTCGGACTCGAATTTGTGCGCGATCGCCTCATCAAAGAATGGGAAGCGCGCACCGGGTTCAATATGGAATTCACCGATTACGCGGCGCTCTATAGTCGCGACGTGAACAATTATGTCGCGCTCAAACCTGACGGCGAGGTTAAGACGAAAGGCGTATTCGCGGATGCCGGGCTCGCCAAAAGCCCCGCCAATATGATTTGTGTCGACGCCGTGGCGAACCGTCTCGCGCGCTGGATCCCGATCGAACAAACCATCGGCGAGTGTCGCGACGTGCGGCGCTTTCTGACGATCCGCAACGTCACCGGCGGCGCCGTGAAAGGTGATCGGTATCTAGGCAAGTCCGTTCGATGGTATTACGCTGCCGGCGAGATGGGCGCGATCAATAACGCAAAGAACGGGCACCTCGTACCGCGATCACAAGGGGCCGTGCCAATGATGGATATGGTCGACGCGTTCCCCGAGGATCTCGACTACGCCTGGTACGTGCGCGAAGCATACGCGATGCTCTCCGAACTAGGGGTTTCTACCTAGTCGATTTATCGTATCTTCATACTTGACGGCACCGTCAATAGCGCCTAATATTCTCTGTAACCCGTCACGCCGGCGGGATTACAGAGAAATCAAAATGCACTCCAGTATTTACGCGTTCCTGGCTTGGGGCGTATTCGCGTTCGTAATTCTGGCATTTATCCGGGGCGCGTAATGCTTACTCGTCTCGCTGTGTTCGATACGCATTACCTCATCGCATGTAAATGGCGCGACGCTCAGAATTGGGCGATTTGCGGATGCGTCGATTTCTCTGAAATTGCATGGTGCTAATCGTGCGCATTCTTTCCATAATAATCGCCTGCGCGGCGATACTCTACGGGGTGTTTCTGTATGTTCAGTAAAGATATTAAGCATTACCGACCGACGCCGCGCACAATACAAGATGTTTTCGGTCCGTACCATCAGTCGCGCATTATCGAGATCGGTTATCGCCGCAAATTCGATCGCGCGTTCACGGTGCTCGGCACGCTCGCCGCCGGCATCATCCTCGGCTTACTCTGCGCGTGGAGGGGGTAAAAATGGCCGCCACTTTTCAATGGCATCGGATGGATCTGCGCGCGATCGCTCCCGGCGTGTTTAGCGAGTTTCCGCGCTCGGATGGGATGTTCATCCTGGCGCAACACGCGATCGATCGGGAAGCCGTGTTGCAAGCGCAAATCAAGACGCTCGAGGCGCGACTGAAAGATCGCGACAAAGAGATCGAGCAACTTCGGTCAAAATACTACGGATGAACTGTTACCACGTCTGCGTGAGTTGGATTGTGCGCGTACCCCTCGCGCGCCGATCCGCTCAGTGCTATATCTCGAATGACTCCGTGATCGAGGCGTATCGCGTCGCCGTGCACGAATCGATCGATGCGGAGCGCGTAATCGAGTTGACGTGCGAACTGCGCGCGGTGATCGAGCAACCTATAACGGTGCAGTAGGGTTTCCCCGGAGATAAATAGTTATTGACGGAGCCGTCAACAGTGGCTAATATAACTACATCGCAACACGAAACCGGACCGGAGAAATTATGGCAACCCTTTACACCCTCACTAACAAATTCGGTTCGGCACGTTGCGAAGGTAAGAACGCAAAAGGTGAAAAGATTATTGCCGCTAAACGTGTTTGTGAGTTTACCGGCGAATCGTTCGGCCTGTATGTTCTCTGTACGAATTACAGCGCCGGTAAGATGATAAAAACTTGGCGTGTCATGGAAAAGTATCAAAAAATAACACGCGAGCAAGCAATCGACGCATTCGAAAAGTTGAACAGAGCTTAAGTAAAACGAGCCCCGCAAGGGGCTTTTTAACGTTCAATGATGCTCAGATAGATCGTGCGCGTATCGGTAAATCCGAGGCTCGTCGTATAGGTGAAATGCACCTCGGCGAGCGCGCCCGGTTCCCCGCCGGAGCATAGCGCCAGGCATTGCGTCCCCGTGATCGTCCCGCTATCAGTCGTCACGCGCGACGCGGACACAAAGAGCCCCGTGATCGTCTCGCCGCTTGCGAGTTGCCGCCGGAGATCAATTCCGTATTGGCGTATGGTGCTCGGATCTTTTTCGACGACGAACATTTAGATAGTCTCGATTCTGCGTTCCGCTGGAACGATAAAAACGTATTGTTGGAATGGCACTTGTTCGACGTATTTCTCGGCCGGCACAGTCCATATTACCGGCGACAATATCGCCGCGCCAGTCGCATATCCCGTGTTAGGCGCTTGCACACTCGCCGCGGCGCCGACAGCCGGAGGAATGAGGACAGCCCCGATCGCCTCGCCAGTGTTGGCCGCCTGCGCGCCACTCGCCGCGCCCGTAACGCTAATTATCCCCGTGCCGGCTGCGGATTGGGGCGTCTGCAGGCTTGCCACGCTCCCGCCGACGATTGCACCGGCGCTCGCCGTTCCCGTGTTCCGTGCCTGCGAGCTCGCCGCGTTGCCGCCGATTACCGGGCTGCCAATTGCCGCGCCCGTGTTGCCGCGCTGCGTCGACGAGGCGCTCCCCGCCAATGCGACCGATCCGGAGGCGCTCGTCGCGCTCACCTGAGACGACGCGCCGCTCCCCGATACGAGCACTCCGCCGGCCGCGCTCGTCGTGTTCTGTGCCTGCGTTGCCGACCCAGCGCCGACGGCCGCCGCGGGGCGCGGATCCGTTGTTACCGTCCACGGTGTCGCCGTATTTTTGCGCCATTCGCCGGCGGTGTTATAGGCGTAAATAACATGGTTCCAGTACAGCATGAGCGTGTAAGCGCTCGCCGAGCCGGTCGACTGATTGACGCCATTCTTCGCCGCGTGCCCGTCGCCGGTGAGCGTCCACACGGCGCCCGATCCGTCGATAATTTGCGTCGCGTTATTCGGGATCATCGTCCCGTTTATCGACTCCGTGCTTCCGTTTGACGCAGTGCCGGCGCCGGTATTGGGCGCTTGCGTCGCGCTCGCCGCGCCAGTGACAGCGATCGCGCCGGCGGCCGCGCTCACGTTAGGCGCCTGGCTACCTGCGGCGATGCCCGATAACGTGACGGACCCCGCCGCGCTCGTCGTGTTTGCCGCTTGCGTGCTCGCTGCGCTACCCGTCGCGCTCACAGTGCCCGATGCCGCGCCGCTATTCGCCGCTTGTGTGCCGCTCGCCGCGCCTGACACGAGCACGGCGCCGGATGCGCTCGCCGCGTTGCTTTGCGTGCTCGCCGCGCTCCCGGAAACGCTCACCGATCCGGAGCCGCTCGTCGTGTTCGCCGCTTGCGTGCTCGCTGCGCTACCCGTCGCGCTCGATGCGGAGGCGAGATATTTCGCCGCCCCGATGAAAATGTTCCCGCCAGATTGCAGCGTTTTAACAGTCGCCGCGATCGTGAGCGTTTGCCCGGCACTATTCGCCGCCCACGTGATCGTTGCCGAATAGTAGACGTCAATATTGGCGCCAGTCGCCGTCGGCGTGAGCGTGAGCGGCGTTGCGCTACCGTCTGAGAGCGTTGCGACGAGTTGGGGCGCGCACGAGTTGGCGCCCCAATAAATTACAGCCGTGCGCGTCGTGGTATCCGCGGGGAGCGTGAACTGAATACCCTGTCCGACGGCCGACGCCGTAGTCGGATTGGTGTATATCCCGCCGGCGACGCCCGTTCCGCTCGCTGTAGGCGTGCCGCCCGTCCACGTGAATGCGGAGTTTCCGTAATTGAACGTCGCAAACGTTACCGCGCCGATCGTTGTCGCTGCACCAATAGTCGAGCCCGCCCCGCTTTTACGCGTTGGCGTTGTGACTTGCGGATAGACGATCCAATCCGTTTGAGCGGGCGTCGTAAGGTTGAATACGGAGCCCGCGGTATTTACGGAATTGGAGCCGGTGAGCGACCCCATACGCTAATTACTGCGCGTTCGTGTATGTCGCGCCGGTGACGCTCACAGTCTGCCCGGTTGCGATGCTCGTTGAGCCCGTCATAATCAAATCGGCCGACGACGTGCCGACAGTGCCGTCGACGTGCGCCGTACCACCTGACGTCGTGAGGCGATACCACGTTGCGGCCGTACCGGCGCCGGCGCCCGCCGTGCCCGTGCCGTTCGAGATGCTATTGAGCGTGAGCACTCCGCCCGATGCCGCCGGCGCGAAAGTTGCATTGCACGTAAGTGACGCGAGCAATACCTGCGCGCCGATCGCCGTATCGGGGCTCGCCGGCTGCGATCCGCTATAAAGATTGAGCACGGCGTTTGCGCCGAGCGTCGACGTGATCGCGTTTTGCTGCGCGTTTTTAAGTGCCGTGCTGTATTTGAGATTGCTTGCCATTATGTTCCCTGCGGTTTAACGGTAATTGTCGAGTCAGACGGCGTGCTTACGGTTGTCGTGTCAGGCGCCGTCACCGTTCCCGGCGCTGTAGCGAAATTTGTGATCGCGGTCGCTTGCTTCACGGCACTCGACGACGAGCCGAAATAAAATTCCTTCGATCCGAGAACCATCGAAATCAACACGCCTTCGAGCGTCGAGATAAGCGACATTGCGATTGCATCGACAGCGACGCCGCGCACGATAATCGCGAGATGCGCGGCGATCACGCCAAACAAAGCGAGCGTGTAGAGATACGCCAGGTTGCGCGCCGTGTGATCTTTATCCTCCGCCGCCAGGTTGCGCGCGCTCGCGCGATCGGCTGCGTCCGCCTGATATTGCGCGGTCGACGCGACGAGTTGATTTTGCTCGCGCGTGACGGCGAGCTCGGCGAGTTTCGCGGAGTTGTCGAGTTCCGCCTGACGCAATTTAACGTACGCTTCCGGATCCGTTTTGAGCGCCGTCTCGACGCTATCCGGATCGGCCGGCACACCAAGCGCCGACGCCGCAATGCTGGCCGCCGCGCCGACTGCGACGCCCGCCACGGTCCCGACGCCCGGAATGAGATTCCCGAGAATCGGCGCGTATTTCGCGATATCTTTTGCGACTGAAGCCCAATCGGCCATTT